CCCTCTTGATGGAGGGTTGGAGGACTCAGGATTGGAATCACAACCTTTGTAACACGCAGCCATGCCATTCAAGAAAATAGGAACGGACAAGAACGTCAGCCCAAGCGGAAAGGTTTTCACGGACGCTCAGGTCAGACTGTACTATGCGACCGATGGCTTCAAGCCTTCAAAGCTGAACAAGAAGCGGAGAAGGAAGAGGAAGAAGTGAGCGTGTCCTCAAGGACACAGCAATCGGAACAGACCATACAGGATAATGCCGTTGATGAACAGCACTGTGATGAGGTTGAAGATGTCGCGCGGTTCAATATCGTTCATGGTGTAGGTGTTCTTGTGGATTGAAGTAGGCCATAAGCTCTTGGTCGTTGGTTGCGCCTTCGCGCGGCGGGCGACCTCCGAGCCTGATGACTCCGTGGATTTTGCGAATCTTCCCGTAGATGATACCGTCATGACAGGCCCACACAAGCACAGGCTTGGTGCGTGGGGCAAGCTCTCCTTGTAGCTTGTTGAGCTTCCTGATGGCGACAGGTAACGGGTATGCGTTGTCGATGTCTCGGTGTCTGCCCTTGACCTCCACAAATCCAACAAGCCTTTCACCCTTGAAAATCTGAAAGTCCACGTCGTTCTCTCCGAGCTTCTTGAAGGTCAGGTCAAAGAGAGAGCAGAATTTGGTGATGGCTCTTTGTTCTCGTTGTAAGTGGCTGTCATTCTCGAACCTCATAGCTCCATTAGGCAGTTAAACGCAGTGTGCCCACCAAGCACAACGCCACAGCCTATGGCTTGTCGTTTGAAGTGACGGGCGTAGGCAGCACCGTAGCTGTCAGCGTCAATGCCGCATCCTACCTGCATGCCGAAGACCCGAAAGTTACGGCCAACAAGCCATTCGCAGTATGCCTGTGTGTGAATGTGCCCGGATACCGTGCTCATCATGTCGTTCTTTGCCTTGGTTCTTGCCGTGCCACCCTCGCCATGAACGTACTGCACGTTGTCATACACCACGCGCTCTGACCAATCCCAATCCGTGCCAAGCACTTCGTTGTAGGAGCGAATCCATTCCATCGGAACAGACGAAGAGAACGCCTTGCGCATGATGATGCGGTCGTGGTTTCCAATGACTACATCTGCAATCGGAAACGCATCAGCCCACTTCGTGACCTGTGCAATAGCATAGTCAAGCTCAGTACCACCCGACATCCCGTTGGGGTCGGTCTCGTGGTAGCTTGCGTAGTGGTTGTCCAAGATGTCCCCAATGAAGACTACTTGGTTCAGGTTGTACTTGGCGTACACGTCCTTGCAGAACTCAAGGTATCCATCAAGACAAAAAGGAGCGTGGATATCGCCAACGACGAGTATCCTCCGCTCCTTCTTCATTAGGTTTTCGTAAGCTATTCTTTTGTTTCCCTTTAGCCTTGGTCTGCTTTCAGATTTCATCATCTACAGAGTTTCTTATTTCAGCAAGCCGCTCCATCTGTTCATCAATCGCGGCTCTGACAGAATCAAACTCCCTGTCTACCAATCCCTCATACACCCTGTTGTTGCAGTCGTGAAGAGATTCCATCAACGTATTGATGTGGTTCAATCTTTCTCGTTCAACTGCGGTGGGAGGGGTCATCTTCTGTCTACGTCCATGAGGAATAAATCGCCTGTTGGTTTGTGAACTTTCCTGATGGCCCTGTATATCTCTTGGGATTTCCTCTTCACCTCTTTCCTCTCCGCTGTGGTAGAGTCAGTTCCGAGGGCGCAATACATTGCCGCATCAATGCGTAACAGCTCGTCAATCTTCTTCTTGTCAGTCCATGTTTTGAACTGAACAATCTTGTCGATGTCGTTGTTAGTGTAGTCCATTGAACCAAGTATTCAGCTTGCGCTCGACGTCTTCTTCAGCACCTATAGGAGTTCGCTGACTAATCAACTTTACAATCCCCTGTAAACGAGTGGCTTCTGAAGCCTCGGCTTCGCGCTCAAGGCGAAACTTTTCAAGTTGGGAATATAAATTACAAACCTTTTCCCTCAAAGAAAAAACTTCATTTTTTAGCTCTGACCTCTCCATCGTGTAGACAGGGTCGAAGGTGTCCATGTATACGGCCTTGGACTGTTCGTACATCCTCTTGAGCAGGGCATCCTGCTTGGTATATGCCCTGAAGTTCTTGCAATAATGACAGATGGTGGCGTGGTTTTTACCCAAGTACCTACCTATTTCTGACTTGCCGAACCCTCTTTCCCACAGGATGTAGGAGAAAATGATGCGTGCGTTTACATACTCACGGTCTCTCCGTGGGTCGCAGATGTCGAGGTCGCATACCTCCTGAACCGCATTTCGCAGGACATCAAACTCCGTTTTGGTTTCGCTGTGCATGATATTCGATTGTATTGTTATCTAAAATAAAGTCGAGATAATCGTCGCACGAGATGGCAACGATATCTAAGAGCAGGGGAAGTTCGCCCTCCTGATTGAGGTACTCAATAGAATAAAAGACAGGGTCTTCCCCACGAATGACTCCTCCTGTGATTTGACTCCAACCCTCAGCGGTTGGTAGATACTCAAGCGCAGGGAGGATGTCCTGCAACAATTGCTTTCTGCGCTTGATGGTAAACTCTGCAAGCTGTTCAACGAACCATTCTTCTATCTCGAAATGACCATTGTCAAACACCCCTGTAAACTTCGGTAGTGCCATATCGTTCTAATTCTTTTAGCCTGTACTCCTGAAGCCTTGACAGCTTCCCTTTAGGCGTTTTAACCTCTGAAAAGATTACATTAGAATCAGGCGGAATAGCGACGATATCAGGTATACCGTTCTTATTCGTCTTGATTAGTTTGATAACGTAGTATCCCTCTGCTTCGAGTTGCTTTATTCTTTTCGATTGTATCTGCTGTTCCGTCACCTATCAAATATACGAAACGCATACCCGTTTATTCTTTGTTCAATTTCTTGAAGTGGTTTACGGTGAAGTCGCGCTTCTTGGTTACGGCCTTGTAGATGTCCTTCTCAATGCCACCACGAGAGAACACCCAATACACATCTGACTCAAGCCTCTCCTTCGTCGTCATCCTATCTCGCGATTGCCAATAGCTTGTCGCAGAGAAGTCGATGTTGTAATACACCAAAGCGTCGGCCTCTCGTAAGGATATACCCTCACGTCCGCTCACAATTTGTAAGGCTATGTTCTTACTTGTTCCTGTGAACTTATCGAGGTCGGTAACGAGTGTGTCTTTGAAGACACGCTTGAGTGCCTCAAGTTCTGCCTTGAACTTGTAGAAGATGCCAATCTTCTTGCCCTCAAACTTCTCCTTGATGAACTCAGCCTTGCTTAGGTCAAGCACCGTGGACTTGCCGGACTCGAACTTGATAGTCCCGGAGTAAAGCTGATGGAGCTTCATCATGAGCTTGACAGGGGTGTCAGCCAAGATGACCTCGTCCTTACCCTCCACAACCAAGTCCCTCTTGAGCCTCGCGGCAAGGCTGTACGTCAAGTCAGACATCTCCACTTGCAGTACGTGCTCTCGCGTATCGACCTTGAAGCCCGCCTCCTTCTGTGAGAAGTTGATGGTGAACGGTCTCATCGCTTCGAGGATGGTGTCCAATCCCTTGGAGTAGTCGTTAATCATCAACCCGTTTATCTTCTTCTGAGTGACCCGCGCGTACTTGTCGCAGAATCGGTAGAAGTTTTTGAACTCAGCAAACGGGTTGTTGGGAATGCCGTACACCTGATGATACATCTGACAGTATGACTCAGGTGTCGGTGTCCCCGACAGCAGGATAACCTTTGGGCTATAACGCTTCACGATATCCCTCACATCCTTGGCCCTCTTGCTTGGCTTGGGGAACGCACCGATGCTGTGTGCCTCGTCAAGGATAACGATGTCCCACTTCACGTCAGGAAGTTTGTGCATCGACTCGTAGTTGATGACGAACAGGGAGTATGATGGGCATAGCTTGTCGCTGTCTGCGGTGATAGAAGAGATGGCCTTCTTCTTCGTTATGAACAGGACGTTGTCCACATCCATCTCGTCGCAGATACCGAGGCTTGTAAGGGTCTTGCCTGTACGCACCTCCATCGCCAAGTAGAGGAAGCCCGTGTCCTTGAGGACACGGACTCCCTTTTCAATGATGGCTTCCTGATAGTCTCGGAACTCTATCTCTGATGACTTCTTCATCTGCTCTGCATAGTATTCAAGGCTGTTGGAGATACGCTCTCTGACAAGTGGGTCAACGTCGCGGTACTTGTTGACCTGCACCTTGGTCGCGGCACGACCACGCCCCACGGTTCTCTGAACCTTGGCGTTGATGATGCGGTCAAGCCTCTGAACGCTCCGGTACATATCAGCGTCGCTGAAGTACGGCTTGCGCTCGAAGACCTCCTTGTCTCCCCACATGAAGGTCTCAACCTTCATTGTATTCGGCTTCGAGAATCATCTCCAAGTAGTGGATGGCCTTCTTGATATCCTGCGCCTTGCCCTTGTCGCGGTGGCGGGTGACGTACTTGATGACGTTGCCCTCAAGGTATCCCATCTTGTTCTTGAGGATGTACTCTACAGGCTCGATGGCTCCGTTCTTGTAGTGTTTCTCTCCCTTCTTCTCAAGGCTCTTCATGTTCTTTGGTTTAGAGTGTGGATAGTTGTTGACGATATTCCATACCGTGCCATAGGTAAGGTCGAGGCGGGAAGCGATGTCGCGAAGGGATACACCTCGCGCGTTGAGTCTGCGCACTGCGATGTTGCGCTCCTCTTTCATTAGATTCTTTTTCATGATGATTAAATTAAACGGGTTTGAACTTCTACTTCGTGCTTGTTTCTCATTCGCAACCAACGGCCTGATGGGTCGCGGCCTTCTTCAGGCGTAACGCCTGTGGCAAAGACAGCGTATGCCGTAAGCCACTTATAGAATCGAGTACGGCTGATGGTCATCTTGGCCTTGGGTGCATAGTCAGGGTACTCCTGAATGAACTCATAGTACAGGTCTTGCTTCATCAGCTTGACACCTACATCAAGGTGCGAGTTCTTGGGTGTCCCTTCAATCAGACCACACCATTCGATGAAGTCATGGCTTGTCTCTGCTGATAGCTGACGCACCTGAAGGTTGACGAAGGAGGACTTGACCAAGCCTGTCTTGAGGTATCCCTGCAAGCAAGCGACCATGTAGTTGTCGAACAAGCACCAATCCTCATCGTTCCAATCGGCAAAGAAGTGCTTGCCAAACTCGTCGAGAGGTGTGTGGTTTTTGGTGTAGTGCTGATGCAGTTCCACCTCCCACTTGCGTCGAGCGAATGAGTTGCCCGTACCCTTGATGGCATAGTTGGTGGTGATGGCAATCTTCGGTGACTTGCTGAACGGAATCTTGATGGCATCCTTGTTCTTCTTCTCCAACGTCAGACCCTCGGTCACCACGCTGAAGAGCCTCTCGAAGTCAAAGTTCTTCTTCACATCATCGAAGCACAGCACCTGCGTGTCTGCACTTACGGTCTGATATGGGAAGGACTTCTCGAATGCAAACGCC